TGTTATGGCTGCTGTAAAAGGTGATGTCGGTAAAATAATGTTCCATAACGCTGCTGGAACAGAAGCTGATATATCAGGTCTTAGAAACTGGTCTTTGTCTATTACCAAAGACACCCAAGAAACCACAGTAATGGGCAACACAGCAAAAACTTTTGTTGGTGGTCTTATTGCTGGTGAGGGTTCAGCAGAATTGATTTATGACAATGCTGGCAACTCAGATTACCTTGCGTTTGTTGAAGATATACTTACAACAGGTGATGCTGGTGACGCATTGTTTGAACTATTCCCTGACAGTTCAGCTAGTTCCAAAAAATTTGGCTTTTCTGGAATAATTACTAATGCTGAATATGGAGCAACTCTTGGTGAGATACAGCTTATCAACATTACATTCCAGACAACAGGTGCAATAACATCAGATATATAGTAAATTTAAAATACTTCGCACTTAATTTATGCCAAACAAAAGAACTATTGATCTCATTACTGAGTCCTATGGGGATCAGATGTCCACTAGGAGAAAATATGAGTTTAAAAATGCTAAAGGTGAAAAGGTAGTTGATTTATATTTCAAGCCACTTACAAGATTTGATAGACAAAGAGCGCAAAGTGTAGCTGGCACTGATGAGGCTCTTACAGTGTCAACTCAACTTCTTTGTCAAATGGCAGAGCTAGAAGATGGCACAAAAGCTTTTGCACTTGCNGATGCACCAAACTTACAAAGAGAATTGCCAGAGAATGTGTTAAATGAAATAGAATTATTTTTGTTTGATATTAAACTTGATGTAGATACAGCAAAAAACGATTAAAGCGAGATAACTGGTTAAATTTTGAGTTTTTTCTCGCAACAGAATTAGGCAAAACACTAGAAGAATTGAGAAAATCTATTACTCAAGAAGAGTTGATATATTGGGCTGGATATTATGAGAATAAATTTGACGAAGAAAGAAAAGCTGTTCAACGACAAAAACACAATTCAAGGTAATATATAATAAAGGCTTTTTTTATTTGTGGCACAGGCGAATGTAAAACTAACTGTAGATGCCACTAATGCGACTAGAGCATTACAGGGAGTACAAAATAAAACAAACGCACTACAGAAGTCATTTGGTGGACTAAAGACTGCAATAGCTGGAATTGGTATAGGAGTGCTTGCAAAAAGAACTATAACTGCCGCAACAAGTTTTGAAAAATTAAATCAAAGATTAAAAATATTAACTAAGGGTAATGGCACTTATGCTGAATCTTTAAAGCTTGCTGAAGAAGCACAAACTAAGTTCGGATTAAGTTCAATTGATGCTCTTGAAGGTGTAACAAATTTACAGGCAAGACTTGGCCCTTTAGGTTCAAGTATGGAAGAAATTTCTGCAATATTTAATGGATTTAACACAGCAGCTATTTTGTCTGGTGCTTCGGCTCAAGAACAGGCAGGGGCAATGCGACAGCTTACACAGGCTCTTGGTTCTGGAGTTTTAAGAGGTGATGAATTTAATAGTATTTCGGAACAAATGTCAGCAGTTCTAAAACCTATTGCAGATCAGCTAGGGGTAAATGTTGGTGCTTTAAGAGATATGGCTGCACAGGGAAAGATCACAAAAGACGTAGTTGTTGCAGCTTTTAAAGAAATAGAAAAAGAAGGAAGTAAAGCACTTAAAGAATTAATCAAAAATGACCCAACAATGGTGTTTAAAGTTTTAAGTAATGAAACAGAAAAACTATCAATAGCTGTTGGAAGTTTACTAGCCCCAGCAGTTCTAGATGCACTAAGAGGAATAACACAACTAACAAAATCAATAACTGAGCTTGTTAACTCACCAATAGTACAAACCGCAGCAATATTTACAGGAATCGCTGTTGCTGTTAAAGGTTTTTCAACTGCAACAACATTATTAGTCGCTGCAAAAACCCTTTTGATAGCTAAATTTAAACTTACTACCGCAGGGGCAATAGCTTATGCAAAAGCAACATCGACAGCTTCGATTGCTACAAAAGCACTAGCAATCTCTACAGGGGCTTTAAGTATTGCTTTAAATGCTTTACCTTTGGTTGGTTTGGCTACTTTATTAGGAGTTGCTACAACTGCAATAATTAAACATAATCAAGAACAGAAAAAATTTAATGAATTAGTTAAAGAAGGTTCTGAAGAGGAAGTTAATAAAATATTGAAAGAACAATTAGAGATAAGAGATAAACTTATTAAAAGACGTGACAAAGCAAATGGAAGGTCAAANCAAGGAATACAAAATAGACTTGATGAAGTTAATGCAGATATAAAATTATTAGAAGGTAGAAACAAAGTTCTTGAAAAAGAAAAAGAAATCACAAAAGAAAAAGAAAAACAAGATAAAGCAAATAAAAAGATTACAGAAGAGCAAAAGAAACAAGAAGAACAAGCAGATAAACTTAAAGAAAAATATATGGAAATCGGTAAAAGTGTTGAAGATGGCATTGTTTCAAACCTTACTGACGCTGCTATGGGGACAAAAACTCTTGGAGAAGCTGCAATAAGTGTATTAAATGATTTAAAAAGAAAACTTATTGAGGTAGCTATACAAAGGGCTGTTTCTGGTATAGGAGAAAGGATTGGTGGATTTTTAGGAAATCTATTTGGAAAGAGAGCTAATGGTGGCCGTGTATCTGCTGGTGGTGCTTTTCTAGTAGGGGAGCGAGGTCCTGAGATTTTGCAGATGGGTTCAAGAGGTGGCAACATAATTCCAAATGATAAAATTGGTGGCGGTGGTACTACAAATGTTGTTACTGTCAATGTAGATGCCTCTGGCTCGTCAGTGTCGGGTAATACTGCTGATGCAAACGCACTTGGTCAAGTTATTGGGGCTGCTGTTCAAGCTCAATTAATTAAAGAAAAACGTGCTGGAGGTTTATTAACTAGGTAAATGGCAACCTTTCCCTCTATCAGTCCGACCTACGGAATGAGAAAAACAAGTTCACCAAGAATNAGGACAACTTCTTTGGGTGATGGTTATGAGTTCAGAGCATTGTTTGGCTTGCCTTTGACTCAAGACCCCAAAATATATGATCTTACTTTCAATGTGTCAGAAACAGAATCTGATGTAATAGAGGCATTTTTAAGAAGTAGAGTGAACGATCAAGCAAGTTTTACATTTACACCACCAGCAGAAGGCGGGACAAAAACAGGGACATATTCTCAAAGTGGTGTAACCGTAACTTTTAGCATCACAAATCATGGATTAGCTATTGGTGACGTTGTTACTGTTGATTACACTTCTGGATCTGCTACAGATGGAACTTTTGTTATTGCAACAGCAGCAGATCAAAATACTTTTACAGTCAATGCAGCCTCTTCNGCAACTAATAGTGGAAATGTNTCAGTGACTTTATCTGGTGCTGGTCAATATGTTTGTCAATCTTGGACAAAAACAATTCCTTACAACAATAGGGCAGTATTGAATTGCACATTCAGAGAAGTATTTGAACCATAATGGCAATACCTATATCAGAACTTCAATCTTTAACTAATAAATCAATAATTGAGTTATATTCAATTACTTTAGTTTCTGCGTTGCATGGATCAACTAATGTAACAAGGTTTCATTCTGGTGTNGGTATGAATAGTAATGCAGATATTATCTGGCAGGGAAATACATATACTAGGTTTCCTGTTATTGCAGAGGGTTTTGAATACATTGGTCGTGGAACTTTACCAAGACCAACTTTAACAGTATCTAATGTTCTTGGAACAATTACAGCTTTGATGCTGACAGCAAATGAAACTACACCACAAAATGATTTACAAGGTGCTAAATTAATCCGTCATAGGACAATGGCACAATTTTTAGATGCTGCTAATTTTGCTCCAGCTACAACCACAGTAACAAGCACTTCAACTGTTGTTAACCCTTCTGATGTGGAAAATATTACTTATACAGTAACAGTGGCAAATGTCGGAGGAGTAAATATTTTTAGAATAAATGGAAATGATAGACCAGTTTTGACAATGAAAAGAGGATCAACTTATACTTTTGACGTTTCTGACAGCACAAATGCAAGTCACCCATTAAGAATTACTTCAGATGCTGGTGGTTCCCAAACAGTTGTTGTCAATGGAACACAAGGACAGTCAGGGGCAGAGGTAATATATTCACCCGCTTATCCTTCAGCACCTAATGATGTTAGATACTATTGCACCACTCATGGGAATGCAATGGGTAATACGATAACAATGAATGACCCACTTACAAATGAAGTGACAACATCTTCTGAAGTTGCTGTAAATAACACTAATGCTAATCCTTTTGGGACTCCATCAAGTTCAACTGAATTACCTCAAGAAATTTATTTTATTGATAAAAAAATCATAGAAAACAGAGATGTGGTTCAATTTGAATTGGTCTCTGCACTGGATTTAGAAAATATAAGAGCGCCAAAACGACAGGTTACCAGAAAAGATTTTCCATCTGTTGGGACTTTTAAATGAATTGGAAAGATAAAGCTGCTNAATATGCTGTTGAGTGCCTTCCTAAAGAGTCTTGTGGTTTGCTGGCTATAATCAAGGGCAANGAAACTTTTTGGCCTTGTGAGAACTTATCAGAAGCACCTGACGAATATTTTATTATGTGTCCCGACTCATGGGCTGAGTGTGAAGATCAAGGAGAGCTTATTGGTATAGTTCATTCACATACTTATGGATCTGCCTTGCCATCTGATACTGATAAAGCATCTTGTGAGCATNTNGGTTTACCTTTTTACATTTATAGTGTTGAGCATAAAGACTGGCATNTATTTAAGCCTAGTGGCTATAAATCTGGTCTTTTTGGTAGGACATGGATCTGGGGTAAGCATGATTGTTGGTCTTTAATTACTGATTATTTTTTAGAAAAAAAACAAATAAAATTAAAATTTTGGCCTAGACCTAAAAGCTTAAAAGCTTTTGCCAATGATCCTTATTTTGAAAAAGTTTTAACAGGTTCTGGATTTAAAGAAGTTGACAAAGACGATATACAAGAAAATGATGTTTTATTAATGGAGGGGGCAGAAGAAAAACTTAATCATGTTGCTTTGTATATTGGTAATCAAACTATTTTTCATCACAACATAAAACAGTTGAGTTGTAGAGAGATTTATGATTTAAGATATATACAAGCCACAAAAAAAGTTTTTAGATATGCAGCTTAGAAAACTTACAGTTTATGGAAGGCTAAGACAATTTTTGGGTCAATCACATTTTGAAGTTGCTGTTAATAATCCTAGACAGGCTTTTGCTTTTCTGGGTGCAAACTTTCCAGAAGGAGAAAACCATATGACAAATCAGCTTTACAAGGTAAAAATGGGTGATTTAGAAATAACAGAGGATTTATTGGAGATAAAAGGTGATGGGGATATAAAAATTATTCCTATTGCTGTAGGTGCAAAAGGTGTTGTTTTAGGTGGATTATTAACTGCTGGAGGGGCGGCTGTTGGCTCAACTTTATTAGGCAGCACATTATTGGCAACAGTTGTGTCAAGCGGATTAACTGCAATTGGTACATCAATGATTATTGATGGAGTTACAAGCATTATTGCTCCAACTCCAAAAGTGCCAAACTTTAACGCTTCAGACTCTTTATCAGACAATGATCCAAACGTACAGGTAAATTTTGGTTTTAATTCAATAACTAACACCACAAGGGCTGGTGTTCCAGTACCGATAATTTATGGTGAAGTTTTTACAGGGTCTGTTGTTATTAGTTCTGGTATTGATACAGTTCAAGTGGAGGGTACAGCTACATGAGTCCATTTTTTAATCCAACTTTGTTAGGTGCTGAACCATTCGCAAGCTTTTTTAATACTACAAATCCAGATTTACCAGCAGATACGCTGTCATCAAAGCAATTTCAAACGCTAATTGATCTCATTTCTGAAGGAGTTATATCAGGATTTCCCTCTGCCACTGGCAATCAGGGTTCGGCAGAATATAACACAAGTAGCCTTAAAGACGTATTCCTTAATGGAACTCAAGTTTTACAACAGTCGGCTGGTACAAGTCCAGATGAATCAGAGTTTAATTTTAAAAACATTACTTTTGAACCCAGATTTGGGACATCAAATCAAACAGCCATTTCTGGTATAAGTGCCAGTGAATCAGAAACTGCTGTAGGAGTTACAGTTACAAAAGCTAGTCCTGTTTCTCGATCAATTACAGATACAAATGTTGATGCTGTTAGAGTGACAGTTGCTTTTCCTCAACTGCAAAAATTTGAAGATAATGGAGACATTAACGGAGCATCAGTAGGATTAACAATCCAAACAATAGAAAATGACGGCACTACGCAGACAGTAATAACTGACACTGTAACAGGAAGGGCAGCAAGTACATATTTTAGAGATTACAAAATTAATTTGCCTTCTGGCACAAGCTTTCCAGTTACTATCAGAGTAAATAGAACTACTGACGATAGTACAGAAACAACATTACAAAATAGCTTTCAATGGTCATCATTTACAGAAATAATTAATGAATCCAGAGCATATGCTGACTCCGCACATGTAGCCATACGCTTTGATGCTGAAACCTTTCCAAGCGTTCCTTCCCGTATGTATAGGGTCAGGGGAACCCTTATCAAGATTCCGCATAATGGTTCTGTTAGGGCTGATGGATCTATAAGTTATAACGGAACATTTAATGGGACTTTTAAAACAAGTACAGGTACTTATTCACAATCAGGCACTACTGTCACAATAACCATTTCAAATCATGGCCTTGCGGTTGGTGATGTTGTAAGTATTGAATATACATCTGGTTCTGCTACTGATGGAGATTTTGCGATAGCAACTAAATCAGATGCAAACACGTTTACAGTTACAGCCGCCACAAGTGCATCAAATAGCGGAAATGTTTCAGTTACTTTAAAAGAATATTCAAATGATCCAGCATGGGTTTTGTATGATCTGTTAACTACTTCAAAAGGTCTTGGAGATCACATAGATACAACACAGTTAGATGTATATAGTTTTTATTCAGCGTCTGTTTATTGCTCAGAGCAAGTAGATGACATGACAGGTACTGGGAACACTGAGGCAAGGTTTTCCACAAACGTAGTTTTAAATACTCAACGTGACGCATATTCCCTGATCAATGATCTTTGTTCTGTGATGAGGGTAATGCCATTTTATAGTGCGGGAGTCATAAATATATCTCAAGATCGTCCCCAAGACGCAAGCTATATTTACAATCTTAGCAATGTGACAGCAGAAGGATTTTCATATTCAAACGCTAGTAAATCAACAAAGGCAACCGTTGTTAATGTTGGATATTTTGATAATGAAACACAATCAATAGATTATGAAACTGTAGAAGATTCAGCACTGAGGGCTAAATACGGAGTAGTAGTTAGAAATTTAAAAGCATTTGCTACAACTTCAAGAGGTCAAGCTGCAAGACTTGGAAAATGGTTTTTATACACACAATCAAATGAATCTGAAATAGTTTCTTTTAAAACAACTATTGAGTCTGGTGTAATCGTAAGAGTTGGCACAGTAATTTCTATTCAAGATCCTATGAAGGCTGGATTAAGAAGAGGAGGAAGAATCAAAACAGGAGTATCGACAACGCAAATAGTTGTTGATGATACAAATAATACAAACTTACCCACAGATGGAAATGCAACTTTATCTGTTATTTTGTCTGACGGCACAATGGAAACAAAATCAATAAATGCAGTCTCTGGCTCTACAATAACTGTTTCTTCAGCTTTTAGTTCTGTTCCTCAAACTAACAGTGTATGGGTAATTGAAAATGATGTCATTGCACTACAAACTTTTAGAGTTTTTTCTGTAAAAGAAGTAAATGGGTTTGAGTATGAAATACAAGCTGTTGCACATAATCCACAAAAATATTCAAGCGTTGAAGATGGATCAACACTTCAAACTAGAAATATCTCAGTGCTAACAGATTTAAAAGATGCACCCAGTGATTTGAGAGGAACAGAGCAAATAGTTGTACTAAATAATCGTGCTGTTTCTAAATTATTTATTCAGTGGCAACCTGTCGCTGGTGTCACAGAATATATGGTTCAATATAGATTCAAGAATGAAAATTTTATAACGCAAAGAGTTAACAGACCTGACTTCACAATATTTGAAACTGAATTAGGTACATACCAAGTTAGAGTTTTCAGCTATAACGCATTAGGAAAGCCAAGTTCTCAACCCTCTACAACAACATTCACCACTGTAGGAAAAACAGCTTTGCCTGAGGACGTGCAAAATATTAGATTAGAACCTATTTCAGATCAGTTTGTAAGATTACGTTTTGATCAATCAACGTCTGTTGATGTGGTGCATGGTGGAAACGTGGTTATCCGCAGTTCAAACCTTATTACTGGATCAACTTTTACCAATTCTGTTGACGTTTTGCCCGCACTTTCTGGAAATGTCAGCGAGTCGATTGTTCCCAATATTGTAAATGGCACATACCACTTAAAATTCAAAGACGATGGGGGCCGCTTAAGTGCTGGTGATGCTTCAATACCTTTAATACAAACTGTCCCTAATGCTTTTCCAAAACTAACAGTTTTGACAGACAGAGAAGATTTAGACAGCCCACCTTTTCAAGGTGAAAAAAATGATTGTTTTTTTAGCACAGAGGTTAACGGTTTAGTCCTTGCCTCACAAAGCACTTTGGATAATGTTGCAGATTTTGATAGTATTCCAAGTTTAGATTTTTTAGGTGCTGTTGATTTGACAGGAGGTCAATATACCTTTGCCAATACACTTGATTTAGGTGCAAAACAACCTTTAAGACTACGAAGGCATATTGTTTCTCAAGGTTTTTACCCATTAGATTTATTTGACGCTAGAACAGCAAACATAGATACGTGGACAGACTTCGATTCTGACACTGCCTTTGATGTCAACGCAGAACTTCTTGTTGCTACCACTGACTCTGACCCTGATACTTCAACTGCTGGTACTTATGCAATATCTGGGACAACAATTACAATCACAAAGTCCTCACATGGATATTCTGTTGGCAGTTTTGTAGCTGTTAATTTTACTTCTGGAACAGGCGTAGATGGTGATTATGAAATAAAAACTATTCCTAATGCAAATACATTTACTTTGACTTCTGCAACTTCATTATCTACAAGCGGAAATTGCACATTTAGCGCAGAGTTTTCACAGTTTAATCCTTTTGTTAATGGAACATTTGTAGGAAGAGGATTTAAATTTAGATGTGATATGAGTACAAATGACCCAGCACAATCAATCGAAATAGATCAGTTAGGATATACAGCAGAAATAGAAAGTAGAACAGAAACAAGTTTAGGTAACTCAGGAGCTACCAATGGTGTGTTTGCGTCTGGGACTTCTACAAAGTCAGTCGTTTTTTCCGATAGTTTTTTCACAGGACAAACTGGCACAAGTATCGCTGCTAATTCAGTGTTACCTTCAATAGGAATTACAATAGAAAATGCTCAGTCAGGTGATTTTTTTACTTTGTCAAACATAACTGGAAGCGGGTTTGATATAGATATTTTAAATAGTGGTAGCAATGTAAACAGGAATTTTAAATATACTGCAACTGGTTTTGGTCGTGCATCTTGATTTATGATAACCTTAAAGAAAAATAGACAAAAATGGCCCAAGTCGCAGACGTTACGATTGACAATGGCACAGGGAGTGCGGTAAGAACCGACCTTAATAATGTCTTTGCAGCAATTATAAGCAATAGCTCTGGTTCTTCTGAGCCTTCTACTATGTATGCTTATATGTGGTGGGCTGATACTTCAAATAATGTTTTAAAAATTAGAAATTCTAGTAACAATGGCTGGGTAGAACTTTTACAGCTTGACGGCACTTTAACTCTTGAAGATGGGTCTGCAAGTACACCAGCACTGGCATTTAGAGATGATCTGAATACAGGATTGTTTTCTGCTGAAAATGACAGTATTTCTATTGCTACAGCAGGGAGTGAAAGATTTAGATTTGGCAGTGCGGGTCAAATTGGAATTGGTGGTGCTACTTATGGAAGTAGTGGTCAAGTTCTTACATCACAAGGAGCTAGTTCGGCTCCTACTTGGGCTGCAAGTTCTGGAACCACGATTAACAGTAATGCAGATAACAGAGTTATTACTGGCTCTGGAACTTCAAATACACTTAATGCTGAATCAACACTTACTTTTGATGCAGCTTTATTAAATATCACATCAACTACACAAGGACTAGGAACTAGGTTTACAAATACTGGTAATGAATATACAGAGGCTAGATTTGATGCGGCAAGAACTGGTGCGGGTTCAGCTTTGGGAATAATTCAAGGAAGGTGGAATAATGCTAATAACGTATGTTCAATTTATTTACAAACAGGTAATGATACATCAAATAAAGATGATGGACAAATTTCTTTTTTAACCGCTGCATCAGGTGGAAGTCAGGCAGTAAGGATGGTCATAAAAAATGATGGTGATGTTTCTATTAGTGATGGAAACATGATATTTGCTTCTGGTCATGGTATTGACTTTAGTGCTACTTCTAACGCTAGTTCTAGTGAGTCAACAACAACAATGTCGAATGAACTTTTTAATGATTATGAGACTGGTACTTGGCAGCCTAATTGGTCAGCAGTTCATGGAACTGTGACCACATTTACAACACGTGGCGAATATGTAAAAATAGGTAGGACTGTTCATTGTATGTTTTCTATATCTGCAAATGGTTCAAGTCTTTCAAATGCTTCTGAACTAAAAATAGTAGGCTTACCTTTTTCTGCTGAAATACCAGTGGCTAATGGCCCTAGAGGTGGTGGTGGTGTATGTTTTGCTGGTGGTGGAATGAATACTGACATTTCGCAAGTAATAGCTGGTGGTACAACATTAAGAATCAAATTAACAGACAGTAGTTTTTTACAAACAAATAGTAGTGGTGTAAGTTTTAGCTATAACTCTGCTCAAATCAGTGGTATGTTTTCTTTTATGACAGCATCATAGACCGAGCTACGTCTATAAACTAAGCCTAAACCTGTTTTAATCGGAGATTAATCCTAATGGCATTAAGTGAAACTATTGAATACGACAAAATTGAAGTCGTGGGTATCTATAAAGAAATCCATGTAAGAAAGGCACACGTTATAAAAAAAGATGATACAGAATTGGCGAGATCTTTTGAAAGATATGTTCTTCAAGCAGGCACGTTAGATGAATCAGATAATTTTGTTGATAACCCTTTAGATAAAGAGATAGATGGTGTAACTGCAATACCTGATGAAGTAAAAAATATTTGTAACGTTGCTTGGACTACAGATATAAAAACTGCATACAAAGCTTTCTTAATATCAATTAAAGATTAATGAACCTTACAACAAGAGAACAAGAACTTTTTAATGATTATGAGACTGGTACTTGGCAGCCTAATTGGTCAGCAGTTCATGGAACTGTGACCAC